ACATGGGATCGACCATAGTCTTCTCCTGCAATACTAGCCCATCTTAGTATAACATATGGAAGGACATTATAAAAGCCAGTATCAATTATCTTACCATCAAGTTCTTTATCTACTTGCCAGATGTCATCATCGTTCTTAAAGACACGAATATAGACAGTCTTGTATCCTGATTGGTGTTCCTCACCAGAAATAAAGTCATAGCTATTGGCTGGTTCTTCATTACTTGGTGAGATAAACTCAAGGTAGATAAACTCTTTGATGCTTCCGTTTACATCACGGCGAACCACAAACTGATCAAGACGAATGACTCGGAAAGAATAATCATTTTCCATGACAACAAGAACATCACCAATAACAATAAGATGTTGCATAGCTAGGTATGACATCTCTCTTAGATTATTAGAGATCAGTTTACGATAAACTTGAAAGGAAAGTTTATTGAGGTATTCTGAAATCTCTGGAGTGGGTTCTCTACCATTCTTAAGACCAAAGCTAAAGAATGGTGTGTCATTCAGTGGAATAAGAACACTGAGGATCTTACTTGCTAGGGATGTTACTCCTCTTGATTGAATAGAAGAGTAAGTTTGGATGAGGTTATCCTCTCCAGTCATAGATTCAAATGGTAGCAAAGTTGGTACGGTTAATGCAGAGCAAGCCCTAGCCTTGTTGAGCTTGGTATCTCGCTTTGCATCCAGTACCATCCAACGATCCTTGATTGTTCTTTCCGAGTTCATTGTCTCTCCTTATTCTGGCCTATCTGTTTGTTCGTAATCAGGACGTTCAATGGTTGGCATGTCTAGATTAAAGCCACCGCCAAAGTCACTAGAGTCTTCCTGTGAAGTCTGACCAGTCATTTCTCTAAATAGAGAAGCTTCTCGTCTTTCCTCTGTTACTCTAGTCTGTTCCTTTTCAGCAGCCATTGATTGGCGTCTAGCAAGTTCGGCTTGGCGTTCCCGCTCTCGCTCTTGGCGAAGACGATCTTCAGCTTCTTGTTGAAACTTTAGTTGCATCTTCATTTGACGATTCATCATCTGCTCTTGTTGTCGCATCATTGCTGCTTGGTCTACTTGTGGAGCACCTCCACCGCCTCCCATTCCCATTTAGTCCTTCCTTTCTTGAACCTCAGCTAGGTGTTTGATCTTGAGCATTAGTTCTATCTGACCCGCCTTGAATCCCCGGTCGTAGTCCTTTAGCTTTAAGTCGCTTGGGTTCAGTTGAATTGTCTTTTCCAGAAACTGGATCAGTTCCCGGGATATTCGTAGATTCTCTTTCATGTGAACTCACGTTATCGTTAATGTATTTTAAAGTTAGAGAAAGATCGGGGTCATTAATCAAACCCTTCTTCCATCTCATCATCAATAGATTTAGTCGATTCATTCTTGGCCACCAAAATATTAAGTTGGAATTGCTTGTCCTCTGGAGTAATCTTATTCTCCTTGAGAAGAAGCTGGAGATTGTCAAGAAATATACTCACCATTGCTGTATTATTAAACCCGACATCAAGGGATGCTTGGTTTAGCTGTACCAGTTTAACTGTTTCGGCTAACGCCTGATCCATATCATATTCGGATTCAACAAACATCTTTGGCATAGTACACTCCTTACGTTAGTTCACATCCACCAGCTGTACAAGCAAGGGCATGCGAAGTCTTAGTTCCATCCTCTGTCTCATATTGAGACAACAAGGACCAATCAACAAACTCTGGCATCTTACTCGCAAGTTCATTATACTTCTCTTCTGAGATAGCTTCGAATGGTGTATGCTCATAGGTGTTGTTGTCCTTAGGTAGGAATGAAACACCTGAAACCATTGCCCAATGCTTCCATAACCAACCACCGATATGAAGGAAATCTTCATCCAAGTAGTTAACGGTTACGCTTGGCTTGTGATCGCAATACCATAACTGATATGCCAGCCAAAGATTAAGGTGACCAATTGCATTGATCTGATCTTCGGTAATACCAAAGTCTGCCTTGATTGGGAACTCAAATACAACCATTGTTTCTGGCTTGTAGAAGAATGGTTGCCAAGGAATGCCAGCATCCTTCATAAACTGGGTCATGGGTGCAGTAGCATCCATTTGCATACGGCGAATATAGAACTTGCTAAACCGAGGGTGAAGACCAGAAGCAGTACCAGCAACACAGCTAGTGGTCCCTTCTGGCTTGATGCAAGTAATAGACTTAGAATGGTTAATCCCAAGATAATCTGACCATTTCTCATTGATCTTTCGTGCAACAAATCTCAAAGCCTCTAATAGTTTCTGTAGTTCTCCCGGACCATGACCACCATTGGTAAGATTATTATCAAAGATACCAGTCATGGATACACCAAGCAGTCGCTCTTCTTCACAATTATCCTTGAATGTTTGGTTACCATTCTTAGCAAAGTATGTAAAGTTAGTAAGGGCTGATTGCAGGGTACCAAGGATGGTAGCATATCTAATCTTATCAATTAGTTGTGGTGCCTGGTCTTCAGGTCGTACAGCAATAGTACTTAGGTTACAGAATTGATTTGGTCGTAAGATAATTTCCGAACAAGGATTTGTTCCGTACTCAATGTCTGGATTTCTTCCGGACTTAGCTGCAATCTTTTGCATGGCTTCTCTGTTACAAATACCTCGCTCTCCTGATCTACTATTATATAGCGAAGACCATTCTGACATGAAACTACCCATGTCTGGCTTGCTGGTATAGACAGCGGAGTTGTTTGCAAGAGATCGGTGGATGTCTTTCTCCCACCAGGGGCCACTCTTGGCATGAGCCATTTCATAATCCGAGAGATCTGATAACGAAATGAGAGCCGAACGACGAACGCCACCAGATATAATTGAATCTGCAATTTGGCAAACAAGATCATGTACCTCAATTGGCTTAAGTTGACGGCCTTGAGCATTGTGGAATACCTTGGCAGTAAACTTAATAAGCTTAATAAACGGTTCTGGACCAGAAGCACGACCACCAAAAGTCTTAAGGCGGGCACCAGCTGGCCGTAAATTACTTACGTCAACGTTAAAATGCTTACCATTATATAGGTTTGTCACAAAACTCTTATAAGCCTCAGCCCATCCTTCCCGTGAATCTTCTACAAAAATAGAATCATTGATTCTTGAAATGGTTGGGACGCTTGGAAGTTTAGAGATATTAGACTTCTCAACCGAGAACCCAACACCAGTACCGCAAGCAAGGGTATACAGGATATTAGATAGATCTTCTACCCCTTGGATTGCAATGTAGCAGCAATTGTAAGCAGCCACATCATCCTTATCTAGGGCAGGACCAGCCGTCATAAGGGCTCGCATAGAGCCAAAGACTTGGCGATCCTTCATAGCTTGGCGTACTTGGCCAAGCTCTTTCATCTCATCTAATGGCAGAATCTTGGCAAGATCAAGTCGCTTGATAAGATAATCAAAGTATCTATCTACAGCCTCATCCCATGATTCCCGTCTATTCTCATTTGGTAGCCAGCGACAATACTTATCTACGGCTACGAAGTCTTCAAAGATCTTACTCATGTTCTATTGTTCCTCTCTCTAAGTCCAAAATGTTTCTAACTGCAAGGTTATTTGGGACCCATAAGTTTACCTTATGGTTGTCCTTATCGTAATCTCCAGTGCGGAGAATACGAACACAACGAGCCTGAGATAGGGCAAACTCCTCCCGATACATCTCGACAGGTCGCTTATTCTCAGGACGCTTAGCCCAGTCCTCTTCCTTGTACATGGTCATAATAACCTCATCCCATTGATCCTTGGGTGTATTATCCAGGATCTTCTTGGCTTTGGCAGGACCAACCTTCCATAAGCCCCAGATGTTATCTGTAGTATCTCCAGTCATCCATTGCTGGTAGAAATACTTATCGGCCTCTTCTCCAGAGACCTGGACTGGCTCGGACTCTTTGTCCGGGTTCCAGTGCCATCCCGGAATCTGACGGAGATCCTTGTCTACCGTGACCCCAATTGCCCTGCCTTCGGACACCAGCATGCCAATAAGATCGTCCGCTTCTAGATTGTTGACACATCGAACTGTTACGTTGGGTATGTTGTAAATGCATTCTAAAGCCACCTTCATTGAGTCTGGGGATTTGAAATCATCACGATGCTGCTTATAAACAGGCCACAGCATTCGCCTATAGTTGTGGGTTCTTGGACAGGACATAGCAACATAAACCGTATCCACACCGGGTGGGGTCCAGTTTTGTATGTCCTTGGCAATACGCCCCGGAAGTTCATCAATACCTTCGGTATCTGCCCAGAAGGCAGCCCTATAGGCAATGATGTCTCCGTCAAGGATAGCCTCATTCATCTTTGTCATCTATTTCCTCTAGTTCTAGGTAACCAATATTAAGCCAATAATCTAGAGTCTTCTTGACAAGACGCTCTAGTTCCTTCTTGTCCTTATCGTTTATGATGATGTCATCGAACAGCTCATCATACTCGTCTACCTTGCTTGGGTTATCCAAGGTATCCTCTACATCATTAGCCATCTTTTCGCTTTCGTGGTTTCTCCACTCAGCCGTATGCTCGCTTAGTGTTCTATCCCCACCAGAAATAAAGATCTGAGTAGCAGCTAGGTCCTTGCCAAAGGCAAGTTCATTCATGTAGCGTACATCATCTTGGATAATGACATACTCATAATGTTCCATGTCTGCTTTCTTATTATCAATTTCCTTGAGCATATACTCTTGGATTGTTTCCCAAGCTTGGACAATCCAGTAATCAGGATTCTCCGCTCTTCGTGTTTCTCCAAGTTGCTGACAGAACTCACGATAGGCAGTTGAATCCTTTTCCTTTGTTATGCCAGCCTGTTCTGCTTGCTTCTTAATAGCATCAGCAAATGGAATAAGGACTGGACGATAACCCTTTTCTAGGGATTGTGCCGCAATTAAATGGGCAAGGGTAGATTTACCTACCCTGCCCTTACCACTAATTTGAATAATTCTCATTATGGATCTCCTGCCAATGGCGGATAATATAACCTAATCCAATCTCACCCTTGTTGTATTGAACAACAATGGGATGATCTGGATTAGAAGCTATAAACTCGTTTACTTGGCGCATAAAAGAAACTGAATCAGTCATTCTTCGTCTCCAAAGATATAAGAAAACATTCGAAGAAACACAAGAGTACAGACCATAAACAAACAGATAAGAAGAAACTCTCTCACTTCTTAGCCCTGTTCTTTGACTTGCTTACTACACGAAGATTCTTTGGGGAATTATTTCGTGGGTTTCCATCAATATGGTCAATATCCTTGCCATCACCTTTCCGTACTCGGCCCGTTCTTAGGGCCTTGCGACGAACCTTATTGCGATGGGCTCGGTCCTTCTTTGATTTTGTGGATGATTGAAACTTCTCGTATTCGTCTTTGTAATCTCTAGCCATTAGTGTGTCTCCGACCAGTTAGTGCCTACTTTGTATTCTGCTTCAATCATGCAGTTACAGCGTAGTAGATCACCAGCGGTTGTTGCAGATTCGCAGAGAATATTACCAATCTTATGAGCTACATCGGGATGACATTCAATCTGAAGTTCGTCATGTACCGAGGCAACCCAGTTAAACTTATCTTGACCGACCTCAATCCGTAGTCGCTGATCAGCAACACAAGCCCAAGCCTTGGCAATATGAGCACCAGAGGATTGTAGCAATGTATTCAGAGCAGCATGTTCCTTACGGATATAGATTGGACGCCAGTTGAATGGCATAACATAGCCACGATCAAGAGCATCGAATCTACAATTCTCAATCAACTTTTTAAGTCCAGGGATGTTTGACAATAGTTTGTTCTTAGTTTGCTTTGCCTTGTAGGTAGAGCAACCTATAGTCTTCCCAAACTTTTCATCACCACCGCCGTATAAGAAGCAGTAGATTGCGGTCTTAGCGGTGTTTCTTGAATCCAACTCCATAGCCTTCTGGTTGTGAGTATGGATATCGCCTTCACAAACTTCCTTAGCATACGCACCTCCGTCGTATGGAAATAGATAATGGGCAAGCATTCTTAGCTCAAGACCCTTGAGATCTGAACCAACTAGTGACCAATCCTTGCGTGGAACAAACAAGGCACGGGCTCTTGGATCAGAGTGTACCTGTTGGATGTTTGGTTCCTTGCTGGACATTCTACCAGTGATTGCACCAAGGGTATTGATGTAACCATGGATTCTGCGGTCTCGACTCTTACGAGCACGGCCTACCCAATCGGATACCTGAGACATGAGTTTGACAAGATCAAAGTAATTACACAGTGTCTTGGCTTCTTCATATTCTAGGTTAGATAGAACTTCATGGTCCACTTTGGGGTTTCCCTTGTCCGTGGTAGGGGCAACCCATCCATACTTTTCGTGCAGTCGTTCTGCAATTTGTTGTCTTGATCCTGGATTGAAGACCTCGACTTTGTCCTTGAGTCGCTTTCCTGTTTTCTCAGAATGTCTAACAATGACTTTGTCTGGAAAGATTCTACGCATCTTGTCTTCGATTTGTGACTTTTCAATCAGCAACTCCATTTCCAATGCTTCGGCTTTGTCAATGTCAAAACCAAACCCAGCCTCGACTTGTCGCTTGATCATATCAGCAACAACATGTTCCATCCTGACAGCACGACTGTACTTAGTTAGGTAATCATTCTTTAAGAAATGATTCCATATCTTCTCAGTAACGACAGAGTCCTGCATACAGTACTTGCCCATCTCTGCCGTATAGTAATCCCATCCACCTTGGTAATCAATCTTACCTTCACCAAGAAACTCACCCCATGCCATCAGGGAATGGGATTGTTCCTTGGTAGGTGGATTGTCTCCATAAACAAGACGAGATAGGATCAGGGTATCCATGATCTGTTCTGGCTTCTTGTTCAAAGAACCATACAGCCTTTCGATCAGTGGAATGTCAAATGCATAGATGTTATGACCAATGATGGTCTCGGCATCACGTAGCATATCTACACCATCGGACATGTTATCCTGCTCAAACAGGAACTTATCCTTGGTTTCGATATCTAGAATTGACATACACCAGATCTTGGTTGCTTCTGGTAAATAGGTATCCTTCTTACCAGCAACTACTTCATTGAGACCATTTGCCTCAATATCAAACACCAGCTTCTTCGTAGCGATATAGCACCTCTCCTTCGGGAGTAATTACGAACGGAACATCCATAAGCTTGGATGTCTGGTCGTTGTAGAACAGGGCTGTAGCAATGCCTCTACGACCACCCTTACGATTCTTAAGAACTCGTACATTGGTTGTGTTACAAGTTAGTGGATCTGGGTGCTGAGCATTGCGCTCTAGAGCAAAGACATTAT